CCAAATCCTGCACGCCATTTCGGATCCGGTTGAGCGCGTCTGAATCGTCTGGGTTCGTCGCCATGATTTTAGTGACGACATCGAGCAATTCGCCCTGGTCGATGTCTATATTGTCCCTGGCTAGGTTCGCCAGGTTAGGTTCGTCAGGGTTGAAGCCAAGCGCGCCACCGACAGCTTCCGCGATGAGCATGGCGGCAGGCCTAGCAAGCCCAATCAACCTCAAACCTTTGAATACGGGCAAAGCGGCAGGGAGGATTTGCCCAACCGATTCAACAAGAGCCGACGCGGTAGGATTGACGCCACCCTCGATCGAACGTGACCGTGCGCGTCCTATAAAAGCGCGAAAGTCTTTGATCTGATCTTTATCGATAAGACCAGCGGCATGCACCGCCTCACCAGCGCCCAAAAACACGCCACTACTCAAGGCGCCGGGAATGTCCCAGATTGTCTTCGCAACGGTCTTGGCTGGATCTAAGAATTCCGAACCAGAAATTTCATCGCCGGCACCAAGCATCGATGTTCCGCCTAGGGCGTCGGCAGGATCGAACGGCTTCTGCCCGCCTGGCGTCGGTGCCATCGGATCCGGTCCAGCTGGAGCAACAGATGTTGACGCGGGGGGCGGCGCCCCGAGCATCGATGCATCGCCCAAGGCGTCGGCAGGATTGATCCGCGGCGCCGGCGGTGGCGAAGCCCGCAACTCCAGTTCTGCCCGGTACAATTCGTCAGCGTTCATTTAAAGACCTTCTTACCCCAGCTGTAGATCTGGTCCATCTGGCCTTGGGTTAATTCTCCGGCATTCTTGTTGATGTAAGTATGGACATCCTTTTCCTCATAAATCCCCCGCGTCTTCAATTGCGCCCTCGCCGCGTTGACTTTGATGAGATCGTCGGCATCCTCCTCCTTGGTGAATTCCTTAATCAGTTCCTGCGCCCTGGCGACAGGATCGAACGGCTTGCCTCTGTCCCGATGATCGGTTTGCTCCCGCAAGACCTTACCCCAGATCTCAGCCTGCATATAATCGAAGGCATCGCCCTTCATCAGCCTCTCGTTGTAGGTCGCTGGGAGGAAGACTTTATCTACTGTAATAATCTCCCGGGCGCGGGCTAACCGCCCGGTAATCCTCTGGCCATGCATTGTTAGCAGTTCATCGACGTTGGACAGATTAGACTCAATGATTTCTTTGTCAGTGACGAGGTGTGGCGTTTGCATAATCTTGAGCCGCAGCGCAGTTTCGACCTTTGGATCATCGAAACGATCGGTGCGCCCCTCATAATCCTTCAGCATCATGTTGTAGACCGAAAGCGACGTCTGGGAGTTCTTGGCCAGTTCCTCAAGGATCCTCCCCCGCTCTCCTCGATCCTTCGACGTGTAGTACTTGCGCTGCAAGTCCAAGGCGTGCGTCTTCAACACGTTGTCAGCGCGCCGCTCCGCGGCGTCCTGAAACGAATTCCATCGCGCCACGTTAGTGATCGCCTGCGCGGTCAGGGTAGCCTTTTTTTTCTCACCTAGAACCCCCCACATCAAAGCTATATTCGGGTCGTCAAATTTTTGGTTGGCCATCTGCTTGTAAGTGTCTAAAAGTGTTTCTGGAGCCTGGCTGTTGATCCATCCGGTGACGGACTGCTCCGCGACATCAGATCGAAACTTCAGCTTCAGCTTGGCGCCCTTTACAGCGTCGGTGACGCCAGTATTTATCGCGTCATTGATCCCCTTGAAGCCGGTGAGCAAGGCGTCTTTGCTGTTTATGGGCTTGCCCGCTGGCCCAATTCCACGCGCAAGCGCGTCGAGGCCTATGATCAAGCCAGCTTCCAGCGCCTTGAACCGCTTCTTGATGATCGTGGACTTGATCGAGATCCGGCTTTTCGCCTGCAAAATATCGAACTTGTTCTGGAATTGCTCCAGGACCATCGGCCCCATGCCGGCAGATGCCTCGTCCTGGATCAACTGGATACGGTCGTCCAAGGTCAGCAGCGGATCGTTGGCCTCGCCGACGTTAGGTTCGGCTTCTAGCGCCGACAGCTTCAGCTGCGCGTTCACCATGCCAGCGTTCAATTGGCCAGCGGCCTCGGCCTTGAACAGCTGGGTTTCGATCGCGTCGAAGGTTTGCGCGACGGATCCGAGTGCCTTACCGACGGGGTCTGCCAGCTGCACAGCCTGCATGGCAGGGACGCCGGTAGATCGAGGCAGGCCTCGCTGGCGCTGCAATGTGGGGATTTGAGCCATTATCCAAGAAGGCTCCCATACCGACGGGAATGCGATGACACGCCCCTGGCAAAAGCGCCGCCGACATTAATCATTGTTGCCGTACCTGTTGCCCTGGCGTTCGCCCTGGCAGCGTCGGCGCGGAACTGCTGCCCCCTGGCGCCTGCACGGGAAGCCTCCGCTGCAACATTGCCTTGGTAGAGGATAGCTAATCGCTCAACAGCGGCATCTTCAGCATCTGCGACGCTGACCTCAAGAGGGGTATCCTGATTTATAACAACGCCGCTTTTCGCGAACGCCGTACTCTGCCGCCCCATCAACCGCCGGACCTTGTCGTCAAAAACATCCGCCTCGTACAGAGCAGCCTGCTCTGACGCGATCGCGTTGTTCTCTTCGACCTTCACATTGTAGTCAGCGATCGCGGCGGTCTGATCATACTGCGCCTGCTGCTGCCTGCCGCTGGAAACCGCCGAGATCACGCTGAATACTGTACCCAAGGTGGAGAGGGCGGCACCCCAGCCGAATAGACCGGCGGAACCGAATAGACCGGCGGTAGCCGGGACCGCCACCGCTGTCGCCGTTGCGGCGATTGCCTTCGCCCCCAAAAAAATTGTCGGTGAACACATTTCTACTCACCCGTCATTTGTGACCAGCCGCGTGATAATCGCGGTCAGGTGCATGGGCAGGGGCTGGTCCTGCTGGACGACGACCTGGCCCTCGGGATCCCAGCCGCCACGATGGCTGATGACATGGTCGCCGGTGTAGAGCGGCGGCGATGAATCCATCGGATCGGGGCCGGTGCGAAAATTGATCTCATCAAGATTAGATGCGTCTGGTCCAACCTTGGCGCCCAGCGTCTCAATGAAACGGCATGTCACCTCGAAAACCCGCTTGGTCTTGCCCTGGGCGGTACCGTCGTCGGCGCCGGCCTCGGGGCGCAACGTCTTGACCCGCGACACAAAGCCCAGGCCGACCTGGGCTTTGGAGACCCCTGGGTCGTAGCCTGCGATCGCGCCGGCCGCGACGGCCTTGTTCATATAGACCGCGCCGTTTCCAAGCGTATCGACGCTCTCGCCCTCCAGGTGATCGAGGCCAGACACGGACGTGACGACCTTGCGCACCTGACCGGCGCTGCTGTACGCCGTGAAAGCCGATGCGTTGGTGTTTAGATGAACCAAACCGCCTGTAGTGAATATCGTGAAGGAACTCGTATTGACGCCGATCGAGAAGCTGTCGGCATCGACCTTGGTGATCGTGTATCCGTTTCCATTCAATTCCGTCATGCCACCGACGCTCAAAAACCCGACCTCGTTGCCTGTGGACAGACCGTGCGCGACGACAGTGATGACCCCCGGGTTCGCCCTGGTCGCACCCGACATCGGCTTGCCACTCTGCGCCATGATTTCAAACGTATTGGTCGTCGCCTCGATGAGCCGATACCGATTACCGTTTAATTCAGTCATGCCGACAACATCCTGGATATCGACCAGATCGCCATCGGCGAAACCGTGTGACGCCGCCGTGACCACGCATGGGTTGGCGGCGGTTGCTCCGGTGATGGTCACCGGCGTATCCAATGTCAGACCGGAATCGACAAAGAAAGCGTCGGCCTTGGTTACAGACTCCTCGGTGTCGAAATTAACCTCAAGAAATTCAACGTAACGGCGCGTCACGCCATTGATCGTGCGCTTGACGATCAGCCAGAGTTCGTCTTCGCCCCGGGACGCGCCTGGGATAACGGAGATGCTCTCGACCTCTCCCCAGAGAGTGGTGCCGGATTGGCCGGCAATCTTGTGGCGGTGCCACGCGATCACTTGCTGATCACGCAAATAGGTCATGCCGACCAGCTGACCATCGGCGCGTATCGCCCAGACGATGGTCGATGGTTCCTGCTGGAATGCAATCTCGGAAATACCGCCCTTTGCCACCTGATTGGACAGGATCGTCAGATCCGGCGACTGATAGGCGTCACTTTCAAAGCTATAAACGAATTCTCGGATCCGGCGCTGCTGGCGCTGAATGAACAAAACGACATTGTCGATTCTGACAGGCCGATGTGTGTGCGACCCGCGTGTGCCTTCCCTGACAACACGAACATTCGTCGGCGTGAGGGCGTCAGCGGCCGTACTACCCGCAATCGTGAATTCGCCGCCGACAGTACCAACCGCCATGATCTTTCCCGGCGACAGCCAGCGTATGGCATTAACCTGATCGGTCGCCAGCGTGTAGACCACCGGATCGTCATCCAGCGTCCCTGGCGTATGGTTTTCGTAATCGCCAGACCTGCTTCCCCACAATGTCTGTGGCTGATCCGTAGAGCCGGCCCAGAAGAGCCGCTGCTCGTAGAACGCCACGGCCGCAGGGTAGCCAGTCGTGTTGCTCCACGCAGCAAGACGCCACTTGGTTTCAGCCGACGTTCCACCGAACGTCTCGTCAACATCTACAGTTATCTGAGTGGTCGATGCACGCGACGCGACCGTGCTGTAGCCCCACTGAATGCCGCCATCGCGAAGAAACTTCCAGGTACAGGTGTTATCGACAATCTCGTCGCCCTCGCCTGATGGCCCACCAGAACCTTCCGACGTGCCGGCCTTGATACACTTGTAGACGTTGCCGCTATTGCGGCGGATGTTATCGAGAGAATATGCCGTCGATGCCGCCCAGGCAGACGCCTGATGCCCGATCGAGATTAGCCTGCCGACATCGCTCGTCTGGAACCCTGTGCCACCGTTAATGCCGGTGATCGCTGACGCCGTCACAGTGACGCCAGAACCTGTCACTGCCGCTGGCGTCAGCGTCGTCGTCGTGATGTTCTCTCCCTGATACGGGCCGTCAGTGAAGTTGATATCGGCGATCGTCCAGGCCGTATGACCCGTGCGTTCGATCTTCTTGGGCGCGTAGCTGGGATGCGCGATGTAAAGAACGTCGGCAGATTGCGCGAATTGCAACTGCGGAATATCGGCCGTGAGGAAAGTCGTCGTAACCTCGTAGACCCGGGCGGCGGTGCCGGCTGCGCTGTAGGCCGTGTACGCAGATCCGTTAATATTCGTACCGTCAACATCGGTTAATTCAAACGTGTTCGTCGTTTTGCTCGCGACCAGGAAATACTTACCATTCAACTCCGTCATGCCTTCGACGGCGGAGATGAAGACCTCATTGCCATTGACAAAACCATGCGACGACGCCGTGACGACGACGGGGTTGGCAGCGGTGGCGCCGCTAATGGTTTTGTTCGCCTCAAGGATGGCGCCCTGGTCCTTGAAGAACCGCATATAAAGATTGCCGAACTCAATTTGATACGCCTGGGTTGTCGAAAATTCGAAAGGAATCAGCCGTGTCTTCGCATCGCTGTCTTTCACTTCCTTGACGTAACGGGTTCCAGATCGGCGCAGGATACCGCCGTGAGGACGGACAACAAAATTCTCCAGCAACGCGGCACCATTCGCATATTTGGTGATGTCAACGCGGCCAAACAGGTCACGCGACAGTTCGCCTGCCGTAAAATTAGTATTGATTACAGAGACGCGAGCCATGGCTAGAGCCTCACCTCCAGCCAGCTAAGTTCTTTCTCGGGCATACCCTCCTGGGCGTCGGTCAACCGGGCCGACTGCATCATCCTGTAATATTTGTCGAGAGCCTCTCTAGCGACGGTCTGGGATGCCGTGATGTCGTAAGCGATCTCAGCTGCCAGCCGCATCGCATAACATTCGATGAACTTGGCGTCGAACAGATTGGCGTCGGTGACCCGATTGATGTAGACGACATCCAGCGGTGCGGAAGCGTCGGTGACGATCTGGCGACCTTCAATCGCCCACTCTTCCCCGGTATCCACGTCCAGGATCCGTAGAGTTCCGTCGGGAAAGTCGAAGGCGTTGGTGTATTCAAATACTGGCGCCGTAGCGTTCGCAGACAAACTTGCTCTCTTGACCGCGAAGTTCCAAGGGTGATCGCGGAGAAGGTTGTCGCGTGTTTGCTCGTAAAGACGGTTGCAGGCGCGAGCCTCTTTGGTGTCATCCTCAAGAGAGGTGATCGCCGTACCGCCCAGGAACGTGATGGCGCGGTTGGCGATCTCAACGAAAGTAGTAGCCATTTAGAAGGCACCTCCTAAAAGTGAACCGGGGACAGCGCAATCGCCACTGCCCCCGACTACTCACTCAATCAAGAACGTATGCAAGATAACCGACCATGTCATCGCCGGAAGCGATAGCAGTGTCCTGGCTCGTTGCGCGGATGACAACGCCATCCTTACTCTCGAAAACGTAAGTTCCACCGGTCAGAAGGTTAGCCGCGATGGCGCCTTCCAGCGTCTGAAAGCCCACGGTGTCAACTGACAGACCGTTTATCAAACCGTCAGGATCAGCGGCAACCGCTACCCCCGACAGGTTGGTGTGGGCATCCCAACCCAGGTCTAATGTGGCGCTGGACGTAGTCCAGTTCACATAGGCTCTGGAAAGCGACGCAAGCAAACGAACGCGACCGGGAGGCAACTTGCACAAGGCCACGCTGGACGTTGCATCACCGGCGCCGCTCTGGGCGTGGGTGAAAAACGCAACACGAATCCGACCGTGCTCTTCCGTCGTGTTGTTACTCGTGATCGGCGTCGCGGTGACGTTCGTATACTCGGTGGACTTTTCGGTTGTAACAGCCATGTCAAAGCCCTCCTAAGTTGGGTCGCATTCGATGTAACCAACAAGCTCTTCTTGCATGCGGGTGGCACCGATGGACATTGAGTAAAAGACCTGCGTTGCGTAATTTTTATCGTCACGCTCGCTGATCCTGGCCTGAGGTTCGCTGCCAATCGCCAGCTTCATGCCGGCAGATTGCCAAAACAGAACCTTGTCGTCTGAATTGGAATCAGTTCCGATCAATTCAGTCCGAGCAAAGGTGAAGTTCAAAAAAGTGTCTACTTCACCGTTTACCAACGCCTTGACGGTGTTGTAATCACTGGATGTGATCTCCGTCTCGGCGAGGAGGTTCTGCAACTGCTTGGCATTGATAATGCAAAAACGCATATCATCCTCGGCCTCGTTGGCATCGAGGATTTGCTTTGCAGCGCGAAGTTTGCCGACGTTCAAGCCGGTGTCGGCCGCCGGGGAAATCCCGACCTGGACATCGACCGTATTAGCGGCGGCGTAGGAAGTAGATGTGCCACCGGCAACGCCCGTGAAGGCTGTACCGTCAGCAGCATCGACAATTGCCGTATCCATGGCTCTGCCCATAGCATTGGACGCGGCAACAGAATACGGCCCCGTGGGATCGATCAACATTCGAACGCGATCCTCATCATCGATGAGATCGGCCCAATCGTAATCGACTAGCGAGACACGCCGACGTGAGTGCGGTGTCAAGTTGTTCTCTGCCAGGGCGTTTCCTCCCTCTT